GCGGCGGTCTTGCGGGAGGAGTTGCGGACGCAGTATTGCCAGAAGGAGGCAACTGAAGACCGCCTACCTCACTCTGTATCTGCGAGAAGGCGCTGTTAGGATTGGGCATAAGAGGATCTCTACCCTGAAGCCTGGATGCCTGCTGAAGGCCCAGTCTCTGGCGATCCGTTACCTCTGGTCGCTCATCTAAGTCAGACTGGGGGCCAAATCGGTCAACAGCCGAGGGACCACGGGACGGTGATGTTGTAATGCCGCCACTCCCACTACTTGTAGGAAGACCTCCTGGCGGGAGGGCTGGAGCCGTGGGCTCATTCGCTCCCAATTTTGGGGCATCTGTGGGCGTGGGAGGAGGAGGGCGCCTGATCCTCGCTATGGCATCCTCGTGAGTCAGCCCGCCTACTCGCTCTGGAGGAGCGATGCGCCCACCTCTGCGCTCTGGAGGAGTGATGCGCTGTTGATCTTCTATGCCATATGGATCCACCTTGCCCAGAAGCTCAGGGTCTGTCAGGCGAGGAGTCTGCGGCTTCTCGCTCTCGTCGAGGCTACGGAGATAGGACTTGGCCCGATTCCCTTCACCAAGACGTTCGCCGCCTGTGGACGTTCTCCCGGCTCGTCCTGTGACGCCGCCCGCCGTAGGGCTTTTTACGCCAAGCTCATCCCGCTTGGCCATGATGTCTTCGGCTTCAGCCTCGGGAAATCCAGCCCCAAGCAAGGCCTTGAGCTTGTCTTCTTTTTCTCTGGCCCTAACAGAAGCAGCGGCTTCAGACTGCTCAGCAAAGCCAAATCTGCCGCCGCCTGAGCTTCTGGGCTTCGTTGGCTCTGTGGCTTTTGTCGGCTCCGTAGAAGTAAGGGCATCCTCCTCTCTCTTCTTTTTTTCCTCTTCTCTTTTCTTTTTTTCACGCCTGTTTTGTAGATTGCGAGCAAGAGCGCCAACGCCAGCACTCGCCCCGCCCAAGGCTCCAATAAGAAAAGCGTCCTTTTTAGATGCCATTATACCGTCTCCGACGATGCCGCTTCGTTGGACGGGGAAGAAGCCGCCCTATTGAATTGTCTAGGTAGTGCTGGACCAATCTGGTTCTCTGCCTCAACCTCCTGCGGGGGGCCATCAAGAGTCGGACCTCCTGTGGGAACCTGACCTGGGGTGCCCTCCAGTAGGCCTGAAATGGCCTGTTGTACTAGTGGATCTAGGCCTTCCTGGCCCTGCTGCTCTTGGATCATGGGCAGGATCTCCTCAGGAGACTGCTCCCCATACCCGCGTGTAAGTAGACGCTCGGCAATCTTGGCCAGATTTACCGGCTGACCATACTGCTGCTGGAAGATGCCGTTGAGTCCTGCGAAGAGATTGAGCAAGTCTAGGTGGTTCTTGCGCTCCAAGGCTAGATTTGCCTGATGAGACGAGACATCAATCTTGAACCTATACTCGCCTTTAGAGACGCTATCTGACACATTTACCCACTCTTCAGCCTTGGGATTGATCAAGAACAACCGCTCAGGACGGAACTGGGTAGTCATCTGCCAGAACTTACGGGCAGTGTTGATCTGGAAGTCCGCTAGGAGGCTCCCTCGCCGTGCTTCACGGGCTGAAGTCCTCCGCTCGTGGATAGATGCCTCCGTGGCTGTGTCCTGCTGAGGGACCGCAACGGGCTGTGGTGTGCCCGCTGATCTATCGAAGAACTGCTGGATAAGAGAAAGCATCTCCCCCTTCTCGGAGGAGATTCGCCCGAAATCTACTGCCTGCATGGGTGAGCCCGAAGACTTAGACATCCCCCTGATGGGGAACATGGTCATATCTGGGGCCTGAAGCATGTTATCCACAATGTCCTCTTCCAGAATATCTGAGTCATACATGATGATATTCTTGGACTTGCGGATCACATGCAGGTAGGAATCGAGGATCTCGTTAGCCAGCCCCTGGATGCTGTCGGCACCGGCCATAGCCAGCCCAGGCTTAGTGGCCCAGGAGGAGACTGTATTCTGGAAGTTGAGGACTTCGACGGGGTAGTTCTCTATAGTAGTAAAAGGCCATTCCTCATCCTCTCTGAGGAACTCATCGTGGCCCATGGCCATGACCCAGAGCATATCCCGACGACCATCGTCAAATGGGAAGTCCTTGGCCCAGATCTCCCACAACTCGACCATGCCAAAATCGTCCTCCATGTCTTCACCGGAGAGGCCAGAAGGGGCATCGTCAGGGCGAGTAGAGGCCTCTAGGCCATCGAGGTTCTTGTAGTTGGGGTTGGCCTTTACGTCATCAAGGCGGCGGTGGGATCGAAAGGCAATCCACTGAGCGTCGTTGATCCCATCCTGGGCCAGGGGGTCGATCAGGAAGTCATCAGGCGGCCAGCGTACTCCAAAGGGAGCCTCCCATTGGATCGAGCTATTACGATCAGGGTCTGCCCGATCTTGAAACCGCTTATGCAACTTGATGTGGGAGTCGAGGACTGCGGCTACTGCGGGGTCTAGCTCTGGATCTTGCTGGGCAATGACGTGGGCTTCGATGTGGGCCACATGGTCGTGTTCTTCCATGACCCTCTGGGGCTGCCCTGTCATAAGGAATAGGGTTTCTGACTCTACATCGTCTGCAAAGTCATGGTCATCCCCGCCCTGTAGCTGGTGAATCACATCACCCACCCGCTGTTCCACGTCAGTCGTCCAGCCCAGTTTCTTCACTCCCCATGGGGTCAGAAATGCGTCGAGCAGCACCCGCTCATCTTGGCGGCGCTGCCCTGTTTCCTGATACCAGTAGTTGGAGACTGAAGAGACGACGGGGGCTCCATCAGTAGAGTCTTTACTCTGTGCGCTGACGGAGAAACTAGGATTCCTCTCTAGGAGGTTAGCGATAGACTGATCAACCCACCCAAATACCAAGGAAGTCTTCACCCTAGATAGGTGATCCTTGACATTCGACTGGTCTTGTGCGTGTTCCTCGCGCTCTGAAGATGGATCGTTCTGATACTGCTTGATCAGAACGTCAGCAGCTTCAAAGTGGGGCCTAACTCGGTCGGTAGCGAATCGAATCTGGCGTTGCCAGTAAGCAATCCGCTCCTCTTGGGTCTTACCTATGCTCAAGGTGCGCCTTCCTTGGCGAATAAATACTCTTGAGAAGATAATACTTATTAATCTAGGAAGTCAAGTTATAATTTCCCCTCCTGGGCCAGCTTATCCCAGTCGATTGAGTTGGGGGCTACTACAATAGACTCTCTCGACCCCCCGTTCCTTTTGATCCTACGGTGTAGTTTGATGGATTCACCAAACGTAGTAGGTTCCATCTCTAAGACGCTCTCCTCCAAGGGTGTAAGACTCTTCCCTGGCTGGATATCGTCCATCATCATGCCGAACATGGACAATGCGTCGATCTGATCGTCGTTTTTACCAGCAGGGAAGCGGGTTAGCTCATAAAGGAAGGCATCTAGCCAGGGTGCTGACTCTGGAAGGAGGACTTTCCCCATCGAAGCCCTGGCTTGAATTGACCTAGCTCTGATTGTCTTATCGTGAGTCTCGGAATACTCCTCAACCCGACAGTAGGCCTTCCTCTCGGCCAGTCTTTTCTTCATGAATGGACCCACTGACCGCTGAATTTGTCCCTTTGCCAACCCCCATTGGAGGGGTTTCCACTTGTTGATCAGGTCTGCCATGACGTCAATCCAGACATCAGGGTCAGTCCTCTCTCTCCATACATCTAGAATATATATTTGATCTTCTGGGTCTACTCCGATGATCAAATGGACCGTATAATCCCCTGCATCAGCAGTTACGGCGAAGTCTGAAGCACCATATACGGCGAAATGAGTGGATCTCCGTTGCCCTCTGTCAGAGAGAGAGTCCATCGCCCGCTCTGCTTTGAACTTCTGAATGGCATCCATGGGGTCATATCGAGGAAACCAGCCGTGCTTGAAGTAGGCTCCCTCCTCCTCCATGGGTCTTTGCTGGTAGAGTGCTGACCATTCACGGGGTCCTACGGTCCTGCGGATCTGCTCTAGCGTCTCCTTTGGGTACCAAGCTGGCCAGAGAGCCTCACCCTCCTCCCTTCCTAGGGGGTCGTCAGGGTATGCTAGGGCCGCTAGGTCAATCAATTCCCACTTATCGCCACCATTGTCCTGTTCTAGGAGGAGCCTGCCGGCAAGGTCGTCGTCATGCCATCGCGTTTGCAGGAGAATGATACTGGCCCCTGGCATCAAGCGCGTGTAAAGAACAGAGCGGTACCAGTTCCATACTCTGTCTCGCTCCAACTTGGAGTCGGCTTCGGCTCGACCCTTCAAGGGGTCATCAATGACGGCAAGATGGGCACCACGTCCCGTGAGTGAACCGCCCACTCCTGCTGCTTTGTAGGCCCCTCCTAGGCCCGTAGACCACCTGTCAGCGGCCTTGCTGTCTGCGGCTAGCTTCACCGTAGGGAAGAGGCGCTTGAACTCATCAGACTGGACACACCCCCTGACCATCCTGCCAAAATCAGCAGCGAAATCATCCTGATATGTGGCACAGATGATCTGGCGAGTAGGCCACTTCCCTATATACCACGCGGGCAGGCGAACCGAAACGATCTCCGATTTGCCGTGCCTGGGTGGGATTGTGATAATGAGCCGCTGATCATCCTTAGATGCGGCCCTAGCAACAGCCTCGATCACCATGGAATGATGAGGCCCAGCCTCGTATTGAGGCATGGTGTAGCGCACGAACTCCTCTAGATCCGCCCTGGCCATCTTCCTGGCGAGGAGTTCTTGGGCTGCCTGCTGTTGGCTGACCTTGCTCATTTGACCCCGAGTAGCTCCTTAGCCTTACCAAGAAATCTACCAGAAGCGCCTATCGCCTTGGCGAATTGCTCCTGTGCTTGCAGCGCCTGTTGGCCAAATGGGTCCTGAATAAGCTGCTGGTGAAACTCGTGTTTAGCCTGGGCAGTCTTCTGCTTCATTATGTCGTTGATCTGCACGGGCACAGCCGCATTCTTCCACTGGTTGAACATCTGGCTCATCTGATTGCGCTCATAGGCGGAACCCGCAGTCTCCTCGCTCAGGAGGGCCTTCTCGGCCTCCAGGGCCTGCCGCTGCTTAGAGATGCAGGATTCCATCTTGACCCAGACCTCATCGAACTCACCCTCATCCTCCAGGGTGACGGTGTCATCCCCGATGGTACACTCCCTAGTCACCTTCATCCAGCATTGCCCTTTCCGCCTGAAGCGCCTCAGCATTGTGGAAACACCACGCCCTTTTAGCGGCGTCCATCTCGCACCCTCCTGTACATTCAGTGTTTCCATCAGCACATCTACCGCAGAGGTATCCTCTGATCGTCTCCTTGTATTTCCAATATTTAGGCTCGCCAAAGCCCCTCAACCAGTTGTTTCCAGGCTCCTCCACCTTGGAATTGTCTTGCACTGCCGATTTAAGAGTCTCGGTAAATAGTGCGCTGAAGGTATTTGCTGGCTGCGTGGCCAAACTATTCTCCTAGTAGGTTCTCTAGTTCTTGGTCTGTCATCTCTGTAGCATGACGGTGCTCCACGGTCACCTTGCTGGCGTGTGCTTGCTTCTCCGACCATCTAGAACCCCTACGTCGGCTCAGGATGTACCTCCGATCCTCGCCCTTCTCCAGGGCCGCTTCATACTGCCTCTCCTCTAGGTCATCGAGGAGTTCATTCTCTACATCAGCCCAGGCTTGCGCGAACTCTTCTGATATCTTCCTCTGCTTATAAAGAGAGGCTTTATCTACGCGGGCCAGCTTAGCCGCTGCTGTGACATTCAGATTCCTCTTCCTGAGGGCCACGATGAAG